GCCAGCGGTAATTGAAGCCTGATAGCTAATTTCACTCACAGTACCGCCTCCTGAAAATCACCCTGATAGAAAGCCGGTACACGCTGCATAACTTCACTCTTCCGGCACTCGCGACAGATTATGTTCTGATGTCTGTCGTAGCGGCGTATTTCTCCGTCTGGTAATGACCAGATAAGGTCCGGATCAACCACAGATGGTTTCTTCAGCTTTGCCCTCGAGAGTTTTTTGCGGGCGTTTTGCCAGTCCTTACGAGCCTGTTCAGACGGGAATAACCCGTAGCCAGAGTTGTATACATCCCCACTGGCAACCAGCTCTCTGGCGAGAACGCTTATTAAATATCTTGTCGCCCCGGTTTTAGCTTCCAGTTGTCGTAACGTCTCGCGCCCACTCTGGCGTACGAGTTCAACAACCTGCCCCTTAATTTTTTCCCGCTCTTCCTGTGTAAATACTTTTGCCATAAGCGCCCCCGGCAATCACTTTTCCGACACAATACGACCGGAGGAATCGACAATCTGTCGAACAATATCCCGGTGCTTGTTCAGCTCCCGCAACGCGGCGCAGACACGCTCCCACTTCTGGACATGACTTTTCGCCCGACGCAGTTCGCGGTTTGCCATATGCAGCGATGGTAAAACCAGGTCATCCGCTTGCGTTTCGGTGAACGATGGCAACGACTGCACAATGTCCGCCACAGTTTCTGTTTTAATTTCTTCCTGTGTTGCAGCTTCCTGTACCGGTAACGCAACACCTGCTGGCTGAGGAAAGACTTTACCATCCGTTTCCGCTATGGATGCGGCTTTCGGCTCTGCCGGTAAATCAGCGCCCGGTATGCAGTACCGAAATTTACCGCCCTGATTCACGCGAATCAGACGCCCTTTGCTGATTGCCATGGCCAGCGATGAATTCGCCCGGCGGGAGGTAATCCCGAACATCAGTGCCAGCTCATCCGCCGTTTGTGGGCCATGTTGTTCAATCGCCTCAGTCAGCATTTGCGCTGTCACTTTCGGTACCGGTGACACTGGTTCACTTTCACCAGCCTGAATCAGCCACCACATCGAACCCTTGTTATCCGCTTCACCACGGCGCTTCAGTTTCCACAGTTCGTTGACCGCATCTTCACGGCTGATTCCAAGGCGGGACGCCACCACATGTGAAGAGGCTCTTTTCAGTGCTTTCAGTGCGTCAAATACAGTTTCCATTAAAACATCCTCCAACAAAAATTACTTCACAACTCCCGGAAAGCTGACATTTGAACGCCAGCTATCCCAGTTAAACGTCACCCACCGACAACCGTTCATGGTCATGCGGTCCATAATCCTCTCACCAAGAAGCGTGCTCATTGCGGCATGATTCAGGTTTGTTAACATCCCGACACTGCACAGTGATGCTGTCCGGCGATCAATTATCTGGTGCAATACCACCTGCTCGTTTTTCGTCTCCCGCTGAATGCCTATTTCATCCAGGACCAGCAAATCAACCCCGCAAAGCTCCTGTAAAAATTTTTCACCGGATTTGCCGTTGTCGTAGCTGTCATGCAACACGCTCATGACATCAGACACGGTGACGATAATCACGCTGCGCCCCTTCGCCATCAGCCAGTTACCCATCGCCGCTGCAAGGTGATTTTTCCCGGTGCCGGTTTTACCGCTGAACACAAAATTCGTGCACCCGGTCATCAGTTCGTCAGCTATGGATTTGGCCTGGCTCAGCGCGTATTTTTGCCCGTCGTTCTGCACCTGATAATTCGCAAACGAGCATTTGCTGTGCAGAGGCTGGATGCCCGAACGATTCAGGATTTTTTCCACCCGCAACTGGCGATTCTGGCGGTTAATCTCCTCGCTGCGTTTTCGTCCTTCAGCAAGTTGCCATTCCCGCCACTCCTCCACCGTCCGGTACGGTGGAACCGCCCCCTGTGGTGCAAGTCTGTGAATACGTTCAAGAACCCCGGCTGCCGCAATGTTTTTCATGCCACATCACCCCCTGAATCCCGGCGGAATTTCGGTATCCGGTTCAGAAATATGATTCACACAACGCTGGTTGTTCGTGCCGCTTACCGGGAGCAACCAGGGGTTTTCAAAATTCCGGTCCGGCCCAAAAAACGTCGTCGCTCGCTGAACAAATTCCGTTCCCGCTTTCCCGGTCGCCGCCAGGTATCTCGCGTAACGCCTCACACCATCCAGCATGGTCTCTGGTGGCACCCCCTCGCGCAATCTGGCCTTCCAGGCACTGAATGCGGATTTCTTCGGGTTTGCCCCGGCACGCAACGGGTATTCCCGCCAGACCTGTTCGAACACATCCGGATAATCCACTCGTCCCACAGGCTGCCCGGTGTTTTCCGGGGCTACCCGATCGGCTTCCCGCTGAATGGCGGAATCGGCTTCAGGCTGCTGCAGTTGGAGTGATTGCTCCGGCCTTGCGGTCATCACCTGCTGCACAGCGCCCGAATCGGCTTTCAGCGCATACGCTGAATCGGCTTCCGGTGTCGAGCCTGCTGGCTGACCAGGATTGACGGTCTGAACATCCCCTGCCTGGTTCGTGGCGTTTTTTACGCCATGGACCATAGTGTTTTGATCTTCTTTATCTGTATCTTTATCTGTATCTGTCGTGACTCGTCGTGACATGTGCGTGACATTTCGTGACGCGCCGTGACAATCGCCATTTTGTTCCCGCTTTCTTTCCCTCTCTCGCTGCGCCCTCTTGCGCTCTGCAGGAGATTTTGCGGTTTGCGAAATATTGCCGTTGTCCTCTTTAAGCACCTGGCGTTTTTCCCATCCAGTGATTAAATCACCATCAAGTACCCGCCCCTGCATCGTCTGCAAAATTGAATCAATTACCTCTTCTGTCACGTCGAGCGCACTTGCCAAATCTTCTGTCGTGACATCAATGTGACCTCGCGTGACATTTCGTGACGCGCTCACCAGGAGGTGGATATACACTGCCATCACTGTTGCAATTGGCTGCCCTGACACCCTGGCAATTGTTCGCCACTTAGGGTCATTTGGCATGTCATGCCATAATCTGAGCCAGGCGTTAGCCATACTCACCTCTTCTGATACCGAATCTTTTTACTCACGAGTTGCCGGGAGCGATTCGATATGGCTATTGTCAGTCAATGTACTGCCACAGCATTTCCTGCCGGGCCACCACGGTTCATCTGATTGAAACCGGCGATTGCCACTGCGACAAAATCATCAGCGTCTCTCACCAGTCGTTCATGCGTCTCCACCAGTTCCCGAAAATAAGCTGAACTGTGGCTGCGCATTCGAGCCACCAGCGGAGGTGGCATTGCCCTTTCGATCGCAGGTAACAACGCCTGAATTTTTTCAACAGCGTCAGGGGTGTCTTTATCCAGCCAACGGAAAATCTTTTGGGTGTTGAGATAAAGCGTGTTGTGCTTGCTGTCGTTATGCAGAACCGGAAACGTCATTCCCAGTTCGAAATAAACCCTGGTTATTTCAGCTGCCGGAACTTTTTCACCGTCCGGATGCGCCCAGGCTTTCATCGCCATGCGGATGTGTTCATGCTTGATTTTCATGAATCAACCCCCGCCGATGGTTGTGTGTTAGCCTGAAACTCAGCAGGCAAGCCGTCAGTTGGGTTGGGGTAGGTTTTACTGTCAATCTCATGTGGGGTCACCACCCATCCCGTTGCTTCACACCAACGTAATATTTTTTCTCCTGTAAGTTTTGCACGCCCCGTTATAACGTGGCTGACCATCCCTTGGGATGCGCCAACAATCTCAGCAAATGAACTCTGGGTTATATGAAAATGATGCAAATATTCTCCAAGATTCATAATCCGCCCTATGTGATGTGTTACCAATGCATAATTAATAGCACTGTTATTTTTAAAAGTAAATAGTGATGCTATTTCAAAGTGATTAGCAATCTTATTAGAATTGGATGTATGAAAAGAAAATCATTGTCAGACACCGACCTCAACGCCGCCAGAAGACTGAAAGAAATCTGGATGGCAAAGAAATCTCAGTTGGGATTGACTCAGGAACGTGCGGCGGAAATTATGGGGTTTTCAACACAAGGGGCGGTAAGTCACTACCTAAATGGTCAAACCCCACTAAACCTTGAGGCTGTTCTAAAGTTTGCTGGCTTACTGAAAGTTCCCCCTGAGTCAATCAGGCCAGACATGGTAGATTTGCTGCAAATTGCAAGGATGTATTGTCGAGAACCACAGCAAGATAACATAGTCGCATTACCAGCAGACACAGAACAAACAGAGGATGAACTACCGTTTGCCGTAGAGCCGATGGAACGAGATTTAATCCATACGTTCAGAGCTTTTCCGAAAGAAGATCAAGAACACATGCTTCAGGAGATGAAAGATAAAAAAGAATCAATGGATCGTACGGTTGCGCGGTGGTTAGCTGCACAAAAAGGCCGTCGCGCCTAAATCAGAGGAGATATGTAAAATGAGTACAGTCCTTTCCCCAATGGTTTCAGAATTTGAGACAGTTGAGCAAGAAAATAGTTACAACGAATGGCTGCGGGCCAAAGTAGCAGCAAGCCTCGCGGATCCCCGCCCGGCGATTCCGCATGATGAGGTAATGGCGGAAATGGAACAAATTATTGCCCAAATTGCTGCTGCAACTCACAGAGGTGAATAATGTTACCCGTTTTATGGCTACCATCTGCTCGTGATGATTTGCGCCAGATCGTAGCCTACATAGCTAAAGAAAATCCCGCGGCAGCACGCAGAATGAAAATTCGAATTGAAACATCCGTTTTGCCGCTCACAGAGCATCCTTACCTGTATCCTCCAAGCGAGCGAGTTCTTGGTCTTCGTGAAATTGTAACTCATCCTAACTACATCATCCTTTACCGAGTAACAGCATCAAGCATAGAAGTAGTAAATATTGTGCATTCTCGAAGACAGTATCCAGGCAAAAACAGTTAATTATTCCCGCCGACAGAACCACCTTAGGGTGGTTTTTTCTTGCCCCAACAAAAACAATAGCGATGCTATTTACATCAAAAAATAATGATGCTATTTTTTCAGGCGTCAACCCACCCCGCCCCACAGAATGCAGGGCAATACTTCGAGTTACCAGACAGTGGTCAGGGGTTAAGTAGCCAGCCCGAGGCGTAAGAACATGACGGCAGGGTTCAATCTTTAACTATGCAGCAGGTTTTTTGTTCCGCCACCCCGGCGTTAAGGGGAAATGAGGTCAGCATGGATACTATCGATCTTGGCAACAACGAATCTCTGGTGTGCGGCGTGTTCCCTAACCAGGATGGAACGTTTACCGCCATGACGTATACCAAAAGCAAAACGTTTAAAACCGAATCTGGCGCGCGTTGCTGGTTAGCCAGAAACACTGACTGATGAGGCTGACGATGGAATTTAAAGATTTACCGTCTGATGTACAGAAAACAGCAGCTCATACATTGCATTCTGTGCTGCGAGAAATCGGGAAAGATATTGCAAGCGAGCCAGCAAAAGATCTGGCCCGGAAAATCAAGACCGCTTTCGTTGAGCTTTATAATGTTGGCACTGACTCTGAAACTGTCGAGACCAAGACCGTAAGTTCACCAATATTCTCACTTGAGCCAAGCGTATTATCAGGTGAAATATGCACCGAGATTTCCAGCGAACTGCTTCCGGTAATACGAGAAGCAATTCGCCGTCGCGGTTTGGATGGAAGTTATGATCATGACGTTCTGCAAGTTCTCAGGACAATGGTGACTTCACTGGGGATTTGATCCCTGCGTCCTCTAAGCTTTTGATATAGCGGTCCTCCAAGAAGCGGTAAATTTTGTCGAAATCATCTTTTCCCTCTGGTTTATTCAGAGGATTACAGGACCCGTAAGTAGCGGCATACATTTCAACCGTTTTATCAAAAATATAAGAGACAAATTCTTCTTTAGTCATATAGATTTCCTTCTTGGTTATTCGGGATAAGAAGGATACCACCTCGCCTGACGTGGTTAAAAGCAGGCACACAACGCGAAATGACGCGGCGGTAAGTATGGCGGAGTTATTCCTTCCCCGTTGAGGACACCGGGTTGTCAGGTTGACCATACGCTTAAGTGACAACCACGCCACAACACTCCATGTTGATTGGTACCTTTGGCGGCATCAGTTTCATTGCTGGCTGATGTCCGCCCTTTTTAAAGTGAATTTTGTGATGCGGTGAATGCGGCTCAGCGCACGCGGCACAGTTAAAAAGCGATTAGTTCCCCCGTATCGGGTGGTTATGGGTTTCCCTGTATCCGGCGTTAATTGTTAACTGGTTAACGTCACCTGGAGGCACCAGGCACCGCATCAACAAAATTCACTTCGGTGATGAAAGGTGAGAGAAAATGTTGAATGTAGCTATTGAAAACCAGAACGGGTGGAATTATAGTGCACCTGCACCTCATAAAACGGGTGCCGGGATTGCTACCCCGAAGTCATTCACGGCGCATAACCGCGCTCAGGCGGTTTTTTTATGCGTAATGCACAGCCACATTCAAATTATGGTGGGGCGTGCGGGGCAGTCGCAAGACTGGCCGGGTTCCGTGATGACCGGTATTTCCACCCCTGTACGTCTCACCACCCTTATGGTCGTGGAAAACCTNGCGCACGCGGCACAGTTAAAAAGCGATTAGTTCCCCCGTATCGGGTGGTTATGGGTTTCCCTGTATCCGGCGTTAATTGTTAACTGGTTAACGTCACCTGGAGGCACCAGGCACCGCATCAACAAAGTTCACTTCGGTGATGAAAGGAAAGAGAAAATGTTGAATGTAGCTATTGAAAACCAGAACGGGTGGAATTATAGTGCACCTGCACCTTATAAAACGGGTGCCGGGCGTGGAAACCCGAACGTTACTCGAGCGCATAGCCGCGCTGAAGCGGTTTTTTTATGCGTAATGCACAGCTCCATTCAAATTATGGTGGGATGTGCAGGGCAGTCGCAAGACTGGCCGGGTTCTCGAGTGACCGGTATTTCCACCCCTGTACGTCACACCACCCTTATGGTCGTGGAAAACCTCGGTGGTGAGTTAATTAACTTATCACTCGAGGATGCCATCATGGCTACTATCCCTGCCCTTTCTCACCCTGACGTAACCATCGAAAATGGTCGCGCTGTCACTACGTCTATTGCGATCGCAGAGTTCTTTGGCAAGCGTCACGACAATGTGTTACGTGCCATCGCAAATACTGAATGCTCACCTGAATTTAACGCCCTCAATTTTGAGGACGTCACCTACACTGACGCCAAAGGCGAAAAACGCCCGATGTACCAAATCACCAAAAACGGCTTCGTTTTCCTGGTGATGGGATTCACTGGCAAAAAAGCCGCTGCATTTAAAGAAGCCTACATTGCTGAGTTCGATCGCATGGAGGCCGAACTGCGCCAGAATAACACCCCACCCACTGACAAAATAATTCCAGGCGATGGCCGCACCCTGGTTGTTCACTTCGACGAACGCGGCAACATCAGATTCACCGAAACCGTTCCTGATGGCGCACGGGTCTGTACCATGGAGACTTTCCGGTTTTATCTGGAAGAACAGGGATGGACTCTTGTTAACCGGGGCGCAATTAAAAATATGACTGTAGAGCAATTACTCAAAATTCATTGTTGAGGACGCGATAATGGAAACGTTATTACCAAACGTTAATACGACTGAAGGTTGTTTTGAAATTGGTGTCACTATCAGTAACACGGTATTTACTGAAGATGCCATTAACAAGAGAAAACACGAACGGGAGTCATTAAATAAAATATGCATTGTTTCAATGCTGGCTCGTTTGCGTCTGATGCAAAAAGGATGCTGGCGATGAATACAGCATTTGCACTCGTTCTGACCGTTATTCTTAATACGGGCGAACCAGCTGAACTGGTTACCGGAGTATACAACTCCATGAAAGAATGCGTGGCTGCTGCAGCTGAACAGAAAATTCCCGGTAACTGTTATCCGGTTGATAAAATCATTCACCAGGATAATAAAGAAGTCCCGGCAGGTCTTTAAAGCAGCCACGTAATAAATATCCGGTTTCATTTTTATATGCCAGCAATGGCAGGGATTTGTTCACCCTTAAATCTGTAATGAGGTTAAAACAAAATGAGTAAAGTCTTTATTTGCGCCGCC